GATGCACAAACTGGTGAAGTTAGAGATGACCGAAAACACCAATCAATGTTGGAAGATTATTGGTTGCCTCGTAGAGAGGGTGGAAGAGGAACAGAGATTACCACACTTCCTGGCGGAGAAAATCTTGGTGAACTGGCTGATGTTGAATACTTTCAGAAAAAACTCTACAAGTCTCTTAATGTTCCTGTATCAAGGTTAGAATCTGAATCTGGGTTTGTTCTGGGACGAGCTCAAGAAATATCCAGAGATGAAGTAAAATTTACAAGATTTATTGAAAGACTTAGAAACAGATTTAATCATCTTTTCAATGCTTGTCTTGAAAAACAATTAATATTAAAGGGTGTTCTTACATTAAATGATTGGAGAGCAATTTCTCCTAATCTGTTTTATGAATGGCAGTCGGATTCACACTTCGCAGAACTTAAAGAAGCAGAGATGTTGAATGAAAGATTACAGACCCTACAAAATATGAACTATGCTGATGAAATTGTCGGAAGCTTCTATTCCAAAGAATATATTAGAAAGAGAATTCTAAAACAAACTGATGAAGAAGTTCAGTTGATAGATAGACAAATTGAAGCTGAGGCTGAAGCAGCACCTCCAGAAGAAGAAGAGGAAGAGTTCATTCCAAAGAAAGGTAGTTTTATGAAAGAAGACATAAAACTAAAAAAAGAGATGAATGACATAATGAAAGGGGTTCTCTCTGAATCATAGAACTTACTTGATATAAATACAATTAACTACTAATAAAAGGATTAAAAAGATGAGTGACTATTCAACCGAAGATATTGTGAAATATTCCATCTCAGGTGATGGAGCAAGAGTTAAAGAAGCTATTCAGGGTGTAATAGCTAGTAAAATTATGGCGGGTATGGAGGCTAAGAAGGCAGAGGTTGCTCAAGCAATGTTCAATACTGTTTCTCATGAAAAACAAGAAGTAGCAGATACTTTCGTTGCTGCATCTGAAAAAGAGACATCACAATAAATGTACACTGTTATATGAAAAAGTTTAAACAGTTCCGCTCGGAACAACAATATATAACAGAAGTTGGGCCGTTCGCTAGTGCAATGATGACTGCGATGGCTGTTACTGGTTTAGGAGTAGCTGGGTGGAAACTCTTTAAAAAAGGAAAAGAGGCTATTAAAGGGTATAAAGAAACTAAACAGGAGAAGAAGGAAAATCAAGAGAATGGTGTTTTTGTTAATATAAAAAAATGGGATGATGCTCAAGGAAAAATAGTATCTACACCTGTTGAAATTGCAGCGGCTGGTGATAGTAAAGCCAATATGACAAATGATGAGATATCAAAAAAGGAGAAAGAATTACAGAAAAAAGAAGATCCAAGAAATAAAGCAAAACAGGGTGAGTCTGAAAGGGGTGATAAAGCAGCTGAGGTAGAACGTGGTGGAATTGAAGATGTAAAGGACGCTGAAGAATATTTTAAAAATAATGGTGAAGCTCCAGCCGGATGGAGAAATGCTGGAGATAAAGATAAACCAGAATTGATGACAACAAAAGATTATAATAAGGAATTGGAACGTAGGAGTAAAGTTGCAAAGAAAGGCCCTACACCAGCTGAAAAAGCAAAAGCAGCAAAAACTAAGGAAAAATTGTTGCAACGTAAAAAAGAAAGAGAAGGTGGAAAAGATATTTCAAAACAACAATTCAATTCCAAACTTTTAAATTTTGGAGAGTTTATCACAGAAGATGTAATGAAAGATTTACTCAAAGCGACCAAATCTAAGAAAGACAGTGAAATTACATTAGATGATGGAACAGATATACCGATAGATCCGCTTACATCTCAGATTTTGGTTAAATATATAGAAGGGTTAAGCTCTTCAGAAAAAAATAGAACTATTCAACAAATCCAAAGAACTGAACGAGCATTTATGAAAGTTCTTGGAAAAGCACATGAAAACACTTAAACATCAAGCTAGAATGAAGTTTGATTTTAGAAGGATAACAAATGGCTATAACTAAATTAACAAATACCATAATAGACACTAACACAAGGTATTCGGTACAACATACAGGACTTGCTGACGGTAGTACTGAACTTTCTGATAGTCTCTGGGCTAACCTTTCTACGTTGAAATATGCTTCAGCTACTGTAACTTTGGCATCTGCACCAACTACAAATTTGTGTATCGGAGAAGTACTAACTACAAATGACAGTACAGCAATATACCTAAGAGTTACAGATTTTACTGCTGGGGCAACATCTTTTAAAGCTTATAAGGTTACAAGTGCTACTGATATAACCCCTCTAGGTTGGACTGCAGAAACTGCGACAGATGTTGGAACTGGAAAAACTTTAACAGGGGGTGTTTCTGGACTTTGTTCTTCACTCACTCATGCTAGTACAAGACTGGCTATCGCTGCACCAAAAATTAATCTTAGAAAGCTTTGGTGGAATATAGCAGCTGGGATTGCTCATACTAGAATTTTCTTTGATGGAAGTGATGCAGAACAAACTATTGCATATTTGGTAGCTGGGAATGGTTATATAAATTATGCAGGTGGAGGTAACCATATCGGAGCAATAAGTATGGGAGCTGCAGCTGGAAATTCTAGTAATGTACTTGGCGATGTTTCTGTAACAACGGTAGGTGTTGCTGCAGCTGATACTTATATGATAGGAATAGAGATAGGGAAAATGGAAGGATTTGAATTACCTAATTTTATGAAAAATGGTCAACTTGGATATAACCATAATGCAGCAGGATTCGGAGATTCATACTAATGATAGCTTTTAAAGATTTTATGGAAGCAATGACTCTCGCACAAAGAAGAAAGCGGTCAATCATCTCCAAAAAGAAAGCAAAAATTACTGCCATAAAAAGAAAAAGGTCAATGAAAAAACCGCCTAGTATGGATAAGATTGAAAAGGCAGTAACTAAAGCAGTAAGACAAAAAGCAATTGCAATAGTAGATAAGGCAGGAAAATATAAAGATCCTGAGGCATCAATTGGAGTAAAAAATAATATAGAGAAGAAGGCTGATCTTAAAGTACAAAAAATGGGCAGTAAATGGAAAAAAAGATTGAAACCAATAATCAAAAAGAAAATGAAAGATGCTTTTAAAATGCGTCAGGCTAGTGCAAAAGAAAAATAACAAACGGAGAGAACCATGAAACTAATTAGCGAAGAAGCAACAAATGTAGAATTTCTTACAGAAGTCAAGAAAGATGGCGGTAAGAATTACTTCATTGAAGGTATCTTCATGCAAGCAAATAAGAAAAACCGAAATGGTAGAATATATCCAACAGAGGTTCTTCAAAAAGAAGCAAAACGATATACTGAAGAGTTTATCAATAAGAAAAGAGCTTTTGGTGAATTGGGACATCCAGACGGGCCGACTGTCAATTTGGAAAGAGTTTCCCACATGATTGAAGAATTGGAAGAAGTAGATCAAAATTTCATGGGAAGAGCTAAGATTTTAGATACACCATACGGAAAGATTGTAAAGAGCCTTATTGATGAAGGAGCTCAATTAGGAGTTTCATCAAGAGGTATGGGTTCTTTAAAGTCCGGTAAAGATGGTATTTCAGAAGTTCAAGGTGATTTTTACCTTGCAACAGCAGCTGATATAGTTGCTGACCCCTCCGCTCCTGACGCATTTGTGGCAGGAATCATGGAAGGTGCGGAATGGATATATAATGCATCTACTAACTCTTGGATTATGGAACACATAAAAAACAATATAGAAAAAGAAGTTAGAACAAAAACTGGGTTGACCGCAGGGAAACAAGTACAAATGTTTGATGAATTTATTAGGTCTTTATGATGTTTTATGTTTATTCTTTATTTGACCCAATAATTACACCGAAATTCTATAACTTTGACAGTCAAAATTATAGTTCTTATAAATAATATTAGTTAACAAACACACAGATAACATTACAGGAGATTTTCAATGTCTGAAGAAATTTTGGAACAAACGGCTGAAGAACTGGAAGAGGAGCAACAAGCTGTTGCGGAGTCTTCGGGCGAAGAAATCTTAGACGAAGCAAAAGCTAAGGTTGAAGAAGATGAAGAAGGAGAAGAAGAAATGGAAGAAGCAGTTTCTACTCCTAAAACCAAAGCTGGAATGATTAAAGCACTTTATAACCAACTTAATGGTATGAAGAAGTCTGATCTTTCTGATTCTTTCTCAAAAATCATGGGTTCTACTCTTGCGGAAGAAGATGAGTCCGATGAGGATGATGAAGAAGAAGAAAAAGATGATTATAAAATGGAAAATAAAAAACTCAAGAAAGAAGATCTTGAAATCGATGTCAAAGAAGACATGGATGCACTAGTAAGTGGTGAAGATCTTTCTGAAGAGTTTAAGACTAAAGCTTCCACAATATTTGAAGCTGCTGTTTCTGCTAAAGTAATTTCTGAAGTTAATTCACGAATTGATGAATTAGAAACCAGTTACAAAAAAGAAATTTCTGAAGCAAAAGAAGAACATTTGTCCACAGTTACAGAAAAAGTTGATGGTTATCTCAACTATGTTACTGAAGAGTGGATGAAAGAGAACGAGTTGGCTGTTGAAAAAGGAATCCGATCCGAATTGGTAGAAGATTTCATGTCCGGCCTCAAGAATCTCTTTACAGAACATTACATTGACATTCCAGAAGAGAAAGTTGACCTTGTTGACGATCTATTTGAGAAAGTTGAAGAACTTGAGCAAAAACTTGATGAGTCTATTAACACAAGTGTAGACATCAAAAAGGAACTTGCTGATTATAAAAAGTCTGAAACATTGAGAGAAGTTTCAGAAGACCTCGCTGATACCGAAAAAGAAAAATTAGGTAAATTGGCTGAGGGTATAGATTTTGAAGACAAGACTCAGTATTCTGAGAAACTTGAAGTAATTAAGGAAAATTATTTCCCTAAACAACAGTCGGAAACTATTACAGAAGAATTGGAAAACACTGAGGAAGAACAAGATATTTCTGAATCCGTTGATCCAATTATGAGTAAATATGCTTCTGCATTAACTCGTTTAAACAAATAACATTTTTAGGAGATTACAAAAAATGTATCTAGCTGAAGGACTACAACAAAAGTGGGCTCCGGTATTGAACCATCCAGATATGCCAGAGATTAAAGACCCATACCGAAAAGCGGTTACCGCCGTTCTTTTGGAAAACCAAGAAAAAGCCATGGCTGAGCAAGCAGCTCAATCTGGTGGAAACTTGATGGAAGCAGCAACCTCAATGACATCACTTGCACCAACAGCAAGTTCCAGTGGTGGAATACAATATCAAGACCCAGTTTTGATTTCCATGATTCGTCGCGCAATGCCTAATTTGGTTGCTTATGACGTTTGTGGTGTTCAACCAATGACAGGGCCTACAGGACTTATTTTCGCAATGCGTCCTCGTTATGACTCACAGGGTGGTACTGAAGCTTCCTACAACGAAGCAGAATCCACACATTCTGGTGACGCTGGAGATG